ACCGGGGTAATGTGTTAAAAATTTAATACGCCGTAATCGCATTAGTTAGCAATTGCCGTCAGCGGTATTTCCCTGGCAATTCGACTGCCGCTGCCAAGAAGATAAACAGCGCCAAGCAAGCCCTTCTTGTTTCCACTATTGGTGAAAGTGAATTTGAGGCAATCCCTGATATAATTATCAGAAGTATTGGCGTTGTAAATATCCGCAGCATCGAACTCAATAACAACAATGCCATTACAAATGTTGCCGGCATCCGAATCGTTCGGGTTTAGCGCGTCACTGTCAGCCATGTCTGACACGTGCAAATCGCTACCCGTGATTGTCCGCAGCGTGCTCCACGTATCGGTTGCCAAATCGGACGACGTGGCCATAGCCGTAACCGCCCGACGAAAAGTAACCGTGTCAATACAATGGGCATTGCTCCCGGAAACATCAGTACAAGCATAAAAATTAATCACGCCGTCAAGGTCTGCGGCAGTGACGCCAAAGTTAAGCACTATCGCTACATGCTCATAATATTTAAGAGAAATCACGCGCGATGTAGCGCTAGCGCTATCACTCATATCAACCGACGCAAGGGCCTGCACAATGTGCTGTGGGCCTAACTGTCTCATATTGACCTCCTTGCGCCATTAATTAGCGATTGCTGTTAGTGGTATTTCACGCTGATAACGCGGCTGTAAAATAAACGTCGCACCTAAAAACACCGAAGCAGTCGGGTTAGTTAATACAAAGTAGAAACAATCCCGAATATAACTGTCTCCAGATGTGGCCTGCTCAATGTCCACCGCGTCAAATTCAACAACAACTATACCGTTGCAAATGTTGCCCGCATCTGAATCGTTGGGATTCAGAGCATCGCTGTCAGCCATATCAGAGATATGCAAATCGCTGCCAGTAATTGTCCGCAGCGTGCTCCACGTATCGGTTGCCAAATCGGACGACGTGGCCATAGCCGTAACCGCCCGACGAAAAGTAACCGTGTCGAGAGCATGGTTATTGGACTTCGCAACATTAGTGCAACCGTAAAAATTGATTACGCCGTCAGCCGCAGCGCCGGTTATCCCAAAGTTAAGAATTACAGTAACATGCTCGTAATTCTTTAGTGAGATAACGCGTGACGTTTTGTCGCCACCCGCTTGATCCGCTGGCGCCAAAGCCTGCACAATATGGACTGGTCCTAATTTTCTCATTATTTAAGACCTCCTTACTGCGAGCTTAAGCAGATAAACGGACTCAACTCATCCGTATTATCGCTTCCGCCAGTTGGATACTTAGGAGTCAAAGGCTCAGACCACCAGGGCTGGCCGTCAAATCTTAAAACTGCTCTGAAGGCTGTTTCATCGTAGTCAAACTTCAGATGAATCGATTTGGCAAAGTCAGGACCAGATCGCCCAGACTTGCCAGCGATAAGATATTGAGACCAATCGCAAAGGTAAATATCACCCTTTACTCCGCGCGCCTGGCAGTGCTCCGTAACAATAACGGGGCGACCAAGCAGCGTGCCGTAAGGTTTGCCGGCTGCGCCGTCACCCGGAATGTAAACCGGATGAGCGCCACAGCTAAGGTCGGAACCATCGCTATCCAAGCAGATAGCACACATGGTAAATAAGTGCGGCAAGAGTGAAGGCGAAATTAGCCAAACAGCGTTTTTGTGCCCGGCAGGATACATACTCGCCCACATGCTACAAATATCCAAATAATTTAGATAGTAACCTTGGCGGGTACGAGTTATCAAAGAGCCGGCATTCAATATGCCCAAAGGCATATTAGCTCCGGTACCATTGATGAAATCATTCAGATTTGTTACTCACGCTTATGCGCGGACTAGATCATTTCTGTCTAGTTCTATGCGTCGCCGCATAGCTCGGACTATATCATTACCCCAAAGGGCATTCCGCGTGTAGTCTCTGGGGCTCCCTTTCGGTTGCCTGCTGATTGTCCGCAGCTAAATGATTGTTACTGTTTTTCAAGTACATTAGCATTCTCGGAGTTTCCAGCATATAGCGGAATTGTTCAAGCCGCCTTACGACGACAGGGGACAATAGACTTATCCTCATGCCAAGCAATACATTGACCAAAGGTGTCGTTAAGCAGGGGCTCAACAGAGATAGGTGAATCCTCAAGCAATTCGTCAGAAACATAAGTGAGCACCACCATTTTATGAAGGGTTAGTGTCACTTTTTCAAACTTAGGCTTGGAAGGGTCCTTTTGCTCTGCTTCACCCGGTCGCTTAATCTGCATAGCGCCAAAGAGACCGCTGCCCGCGGGACGATGGTCATAGTCCGCGAGGACGGGGATGGATACAGCGTTAGTTGCGCAGGGAATATAGGTCGCGCGCGGGCGCACGATGGAATTCTCCAGGGCATTTTGCAGCAAGTTAGGCACAAAGCCGGTGGGCACTAAGTGGCCGCCTTGCTCAGAATCATACTCGGCCATGTGGCCGGTAGTTTTTACCCTGGCATCCCATTCCCTGATTTTCTTAATCTCAGGCATACTCTGATTGTTGTCTGGATTGTCGGTCTTCCAAACGCAAGAGCAGAATTCGCCTAGACTTTTAAATCCACCCTGCGGGTCATCTTCGACCCGATCCTTAATTGGGATCGGAAGTTCATCAGGCTTCATTTCTTTGAAAGCCTGGACAATTGACTTTGTGGTGCGGTCGATAATTTCCTCAGTAGTTTCTCTTTTTTCGTCATTTTCTGGCTCCTCTTGGATTTTAGCATTGACGACTTCGAGAACACCATTATCAATATACGCCTTTATGCGACTTTCATCACATACGAGATCGCGCATTTGATCCTTGGGAATTAACTCGGTACCATTCTGCCAACCGTTTTCGGAAATCACGCGAACGGTGATAGCCATAAGATTAACCTCCGTAGGTGTTAATGGTTAGCATTTACAAACTGCTCTTTTGTCCGTCCTCAACGTCAGACATGTGGCAATCTCCAGGCCCGTTCTCCTAAGAGCGGCGGCCCTGATTGCTAACAGCGTGCTTATGAGCTGCAACCTAAAGAGGTGGGGACTATACTTTCCCCAGAACATTTATCTCAAAAGACTCGAGAGCGTCTTTTTTAATCTTCTGTAAGTCTAAAACTCTTTTTACTTCGATTATTTTTTGAGCGTCCAGTGTTTTCATCGGGATAGGCTTATGTGCCTCAATGACATCTTGTGCAACAACGCTTGATTCGGCGATAGTTGGCATCTCAAACTTTTCTGGCTTTTCAATAAACTCCGGCGGCTTAACGCCGAAATCTTTATAGTGCCTGGCAAGATGCACATAAACATCGTGGCGGTCATACTCTGGTGTATTAAGTGCGCGGGTTTGCAGCTTAGACATTGCTTGTGCGACTCCCTCAAAAACTGCCGGGTGGCCCGAAGACGAACGGTGGTGTATATATTTATACGAGCTAAGCAGTTCTTTGTTTTCATTATCAATCCAAGCGGCCATAATCGCCAAATCTTCAAGGCTGGCAATAGATGTTTCGGCTCGCAAGCTCCACCCTGATTCAATACCGTCAAGCGGCGTCTCTGCATAAGGCACGGCTTTTTTGATGTCGGGCGGGATTACTATCGGGTCTTGATAAATATTAAGGTCTTGCTGCATTTCGGGCGATATTTCTAAAATGCCCTTGCTAACCGCCTCAATTGTAGCCTCTGGATTGGCCGGCACGTTTACAATCGAATACTCCAGCATCACTATCTTATCGTGAATGCGCCTAACACCGCGCAAATCCATACCTCGCTTTTTGTATGCCTCGATGTCTTCTTTGGTAGGTTCGTGCGATTCGATAGGCATAAAACCAATAGATACGGTCTTCAATATGCCCTGCTGCATTAGCGATAAAATCTCATCAACCTTTTGGATGTCTTTGGCTAGGCGGCCTTTAGAAATATGACCAAGCGGCATACGCCCCTCGCTCCATTTCTTAATCCAAACCGCTTTACCGATAGGCATATCCATATAGTTATGGGCCCAAAGTATTATCGGGTTAGCCAAAAAGGTTTTGAAGTTTATGCCGGCGGGATTAATAATTTCAGCGTCCCGGTCGCGCACATTGGTAGTAATCTTGGCGATAAATTCGCGCTCGCCAGGCCTTACGCTCAGGTCATCAGCTCCTTTGCTGATGTAATCTTTGCGGAGAAAACCATCAAGCGTTGAGGGGTTCGTATGGTTCTCCATCGTTCTCTGGACATCCTCAATTGTCCATTTTTTTGTCATTACAAGCTCCTGCTACCGCGCGCCTACCACTTCGTATTTAGCAGTAATGATATTTGTGGGTTTGCGCATTTTTTTCGGTAGTTCAAAATTGTTATATAATTTATGCGTTTCGCCTAAAGGGAAACTTCCGCCCATCAACAACTCTATTTTGTAGGCGGGCACAGTAAGGTAAACATCAAAACTGAATTCGCCTTTCTTGGCGAAAAAATTAAGTTCGTAATTATCGCTATCAATATGTGTGCATAGCAATTTACATTTTGCCGTTCGCCAAATAAAGGTCCAATCAACGGCGGTTTCTAGTTCGTTTTGGGCAACACACTTCATATCTAAATCGCGTTGTTTGGATCGGTTTCTTGCTATTTTTCGCCTTGCCATTTATTCGATTACCGGCAGCCAGCTACAGCGGCAATTAGGGTGCATGGGCAACATTCCGCTAGCCTCTAATCTTGTAAAATCTCTGCCGTGCATCGGCATACATATTTCGCAGGCATCGGGCGCAGCGTCCCATTTGACCATTTGCACGCCCGCCTGCCGGTACCCCTCCAGTGTCCCTTCGCTAACTGCCCCTGCCGTTTCCGTTCGGGCTATCATATTCGCCCGCTGCCGTATTTTGTCGCGATACAAATTACTAATTTTTTCTGCGGTTGGTTTGTTTTTAATTGTGAAATCTGCTAATTCCTTCGCCTGTTTTGCATTCAGGCCGATATGCTCACGCAGGTTTTTTGCCATATTAGTATGGGTGGTGCCTTCGGCCAGTTGCCGCACTATAGATTCCCGCAGTGCCGCCTTAGTTTCTTCGGTTATGGCCTTTACCTTTTCGGCGGCATATTGGCGGGCCCAAACTAAAGTCTCGCTTGCGTTTTCGGTCCAGCCAATATCAACTGTTGGCACGCGGTCAATGGAAAGTTTTACGCCCAAATCCAAACCAACGGCAATGTGATGACCTAGCGAAGATACACCCGACCTTTCAATCTCTATCCAGGGGATAGCATTTTCCAGAGAAGTGGAAGACGCGACAGTAAACTCGTTAATATAGGGCGCGGCAATAGTTTGCATGGCCCGCAGCCAGCCCAGCGAGGCCCTTTCCATGTTGTTTTCTAAATCGACGAAGGGCGTTGCAATAGATGAATGAGTTAAAGATTTTTGAACATATTCCACTTCTTTTTTGCCGTGCCGTTTAACCCATTCGCGGGCCGTTGCCATAGTCCAGCCCTTAGACTTGGCAAATAGATAGGTGGCGACCTTTTTAGCGTCCCCGCAATACAGCGCTTTAATGCCGCGCGAAGCACTTATAGTTATAGTTGCTGATATTTTACATTTGCGTACCGGTATGCGAATATATTTTTCTGTCTCTTCCGGCTTTGTTACAATTAGTTTTTCTTCTTCTGGTTCATTGTCGGCACCGCCTTCGGACGCAGGTTTTTCCGGCTCCGTTGTTACGCCACCGCCAGCGTCTTTCGGCGGTTCTTTCATGTTGGCCACCAGCTTTAGCGGCAGAAGGTGTTTTGGGACCAGCGCCACGTCGCCGCCCTCAATTGGTTCCCTCCGGTCGAATTGTCGAATCTCGTTAACCGTCAGGCTGGCTGATTGAAATCGCGCATTGTGCAATTTCAACAAATATTCTTTATCCTCCGGTACGCAATCGTCGGGCGCAACAAACAGCTTCTCGTCGTACCTTGGCATTATGTCCTGGTTGATCTGGTCGGCCTCGGCAATAGTTTCCGGCTGTATAGTGTCCTTCATGTATGTGTAATTAGCGGCCTCGGCATGGGCACGGTTAGAGCTTTCCATGACCTTCGATAACGGTACGCCAAAAACGCCGAATATCTTTTTCATCGTTTCAGACATGCCCTTCTCGTAAGCAATGTCTTTGGGTGTCCACGCCAAAGGTAGCGGCTTTAGTCCGCTATGCAATATCGCAAACTTGCCCGCCTTGGTATGGCCCCCATGCAAACGCACCAGCTCTTTGCGTTCACGCTCCAGCATCTCTTTGTTGTACGGCTGATCGGTGCCCAGCGCGAAGGGTATAATAGCGCCATTGTCAAGTATTGCCTTTTCAAATTCATCAAAGTCAGCGTTTAGTCCCACGGCGAGAAACGCTGATTCCATCGGGCCTTGACCATAATAAATCGACTTCGGGTTTGGGTATTTGAAATGCACCACGTCTTTGGGGTAAAAATGTTCAAAGGGCGGTTCGGCCCCGTATTGATATGATTCGATAAATTTCTTTTCATCGGGAATTATCGACACATAATGCGCAGGCATCACCCATATTTCGTCTGGTATGCCTAAGCCGTTGCTAGAAATTAACCAATAAGCATTGCCCGTGACTTGCTTAAACAAAACCGTCAATTGCCGCAAAGAAAACCCGTGCAAGGAGCGGTTGACCTCTCGCATCAGATTCAACCAGGGGTGCTCTAACACTTCCTCAACGTCCACCGCTTTATTCATGTAGGGTATCAGGGCGGTTGTATTAAAGAATCGGTCTTTGGTTGCCTTGCTAACGGCGCGAGTTACGACCCGATTGCGTATCTTGCCGCGCCCTACGCGCGGCACGCCGCGATATAAGCGCAGGGGGACGTTGGCAACGGCAGAGGCGTTTCGGGTAGCGCAAGAATAAGCCCAGCCTGCATATTCCTTAACCAACTCAAGGTAGTTTGCGGGCGAAGTTAAACCGCGTTCGGCAGAGCGAAATTTCGGCAAAGAAGAAATGATAAAATTTCTAATTAGCGGCGGTAAATCTTCCAGCTCGTTTTTATATTTAGGGTCGCCCGTTCGCTTTCTTTCGCGCAGGCGAGAGAGAATTGGTATTTTCATTAACCCAGCCCGCTTTATATAGAATTGTCAGAATCGCCGAATTTAATCATTGCCTCCACCACCCGCTCGAACGCTGCGGCCTCGCGCGGCGTTACCGGTAAATACGCGTCTTCCATTTCTTCGGCATCTTCGTCATGCTCGCGCAGCATATCATTAATATACCGGCCGCGCATAATCGGGGCAATAAGCCCTTCAAAGTCAACGTAATCGGGGGCCACGCCCAACAACCTAGCTAATCTAATTCTGTGCTTTTCTGCTATGTTCACGACTTTAACGGTGTTTAAGTTGGCGTCTGATTTTTTGTTGCGTTCCCGATATGGTATTAACTCGACCTTCCAAGTCTTCTACCCGGCGTTTAAGAATGTCTAATTCCGACTCTGGTTCTTTTTTTTGGTCATAAGCCTCGTCTGCAACCATTTTATCTTCATAATCTGGGGTGACAGGTTTGGGGGGTTCGGCTTCTTTTTCAAAAGGTTCGTCTTTAACCGTTTTGTCTTCATAATCACGTAACATATTAATGGTATCCTGTTTCTTTTTTATTTCAGTTCTTGCGCGGGCCAAAAGCAATAAAAGCTTTCGATTCTTCTCGCGCAACCTTTTTGCCTCGTTATTTTCTGCCTGCGATTTCTTCCCATATTTCCGGTGCCATAGGCTCATAGTCATCATCCCCTATATCGTCAGACATTTTTTCTATCTCTCTCCTCCTTTTTCTCGTCTGTTGGGCGATTTTTCTTTGACGCAGCATCTCTCGCCTTTGCCTTTCTTCCCATTCGCAGTATTGTTGCCAACGCGCCCGCGTGGGAAACGCCTTTATAAATGCTTTGCCTGCTTCAATCAGATTCATATTTGCCTAATTCTTTTGTTGTCACCTCTATATCGAATTTTCTATGTCTTTTTTTGTTTCCATTTCTATTCCTTTCCGTCCAAGTAATCCTTGTGCTGCAACATGTGATAGCGGCGCAAAAATGCACGGCTATAATTGGCGGGCGACACATTACTAATGTAATTACGACGACGATAACGGCGGCGGATACGACCTGTAGCTTTAGTGGTATTCATTTATCCTTTCCTATTTCCACCACTTAAATTCAAATCTGCCGTACTCGCAAAATGGGCAATATTCGAGAGAACAGTCTGTGCCAAATGGTTTGCCACAACGAGCACATTCTCTTATTGGCGAATGTGGCAAAAGATGCCAATAAGTAAATTTATCAATGGCACCAGGATTGCCAATAGGCTCTGCGCCGATTTTAACCCACAAGTCGCCTTTTATTTCTCTGTAATAACCACAAAGCCATGTCTTGCTTTCGTCATTCCAATATAAAATTTCCTGGTTTAATTGTGGCGATACTTTGTTTCTGTTTTTTATTTCTGGCATTCTTGTTCCTTTCCAGTCCTGTAATTTCCCAAGCGCCTGCATTGCTCCATGCTCAAGCCTTCCGTCCCACCAAGGGCCAATATCATCTTCATCGCAAAGCGATTCTGCCCTTGGTGCGTCCTGTTCAGCAGCGGTTAGTTTTTTAACATACCACACTTTGCGAAAAGGCGCAGAATCATAAGCAAGCCATTGCAACGGCCAGGGCCATTCCTTTCGATCAATCGCCGCCTGCACGTATGGAACCATTTCGTCAGATACAGCAGCGTAATCGCATTCCCAGCTTTCATAAACAGGCTTGCCGTCTATTTTGCTAACTAATACCTTGCAGCCCTTTTCTTCAAACAGTCGCCTAGCCTCATCGGTGGTCATTTTTTATCCTTTCCTATTCCTAAGCATCTGCGGCTTAAATTGTTAATCGCCATGTGGGGTTTCGTAAATATTAACCGCCCCCCTCTCTATGGCTTTTTCTAACAACTGGAGTGGAACCTTTCTGGCTTCGGCGGGCAGGTTGTAATCTTTATTTTGATTTATCGCCATTAAATCAACAATACTTTCTTGACCTTCAGAGCCAAGGTACAAAGCCCCGATTTCCCAAAAAAACGAAATGCCCGTTTTTAAATCAACCCTTAAAATGTCCCCTGGTTTCATATTCATCCTTTCCTATTTCCAAACACCTGCGGCTCTGTACCTTCGGCATAATGATATGCCGACATTTCCTTAATGGTGTTTATGCAATTCTCAAATATATACAACCGCGGCTTGCCGTTGCCGCGAATTTTTAACATCCTCTGCACAGCCTCAATGCCGCTGCGCTTTTCCTTGCGGGCAGGCATGGTGTAAATGCCCAGCTCCCATAGTTCCGCCCTGTCCTGCGCGTCGTGATCGGCGTACGTGGCAATATACTGCTCCGCCCCACTAATCCTGTCTATCACTCCGGCGTGGCTGCCGATAGTAGCCCGCGGCCGATAGTGCTCGTCATATACATACCATATGCCGTCAGGGTTTCGAGCCATCCATAAACATACAAAAGGATTATTGAAGCCAAAGTCTATTCCTCTATATCGCTCCCATGATTCCGGTATCCTGAATGGCTTAACGACATGCGTTTTTTTGCTGAACGCCTTATAGACCGCACCCATGAAACTTGCGAAGAAACCTTTGATTCGTGTCTCCTGTACTTCTTCGGGCCACTCCGCAATAAGCGCATCAATAACACTATCGTCAATATAACCACCCCGGCTGCGGCGATTATCATTGAGGTTGGCATACACCACCTCGTAATCTTTCGGCAACGTGTTAAATTTTTCTTCCAGCCACGGCTGCGCCCTAATCGGCGTCATCGACCACGACATAAAGCTGCCCGGCTTCTCTAGCCGCGCCTGCATCTCCCGGAATATAGCAAGCGAATCATTTTTGCACTGCTCGTCAATATATATAGCATATATATCACGGCCCTCAAATGCCGTGCGGCCCTGCTCAAATGCCTTGAATTCAATTGCGGTGCCGCTCTTGAGTCTTATCTCCCTGGGTATTTCGTCAGACTTATTGTGCCAACTTAAATGATCTATTTGATGTTCGGGCAAATATGTTTTTATCTTCTCCTTCCACAAAAGCTTCCCCACGAGCTGCCAAGTATCGGCGACCGCCCATATGGTAGCACTAGATGGGGTCCGACGATACGGGTGGATACCCATTGCAAAGGAGCAAAGGTCATATCCAATATTGGATTCCGATTTGCCGGATCGGTTGCCGCCAGATATGAACCGATACTTGGCCAGCGATTTGTGTAGTTGGGCGGGAGTAGGCAAAGGCCGATATATACTTACGGCCCGGCCTAGCTGCTTTACGGCGGTTATTTGGCCTTCTGTTATATTCAATACAATCTAGCGGGTTTGTTGTTTGCCATTTTTCCTTTCCTTAAAAACAACGGTTATTTTATCGGGGGTATGATTCAATCTAATGCGACAAAACAGCTAGGGTGCCTGAAGCCACCATGATCATCATAGACCCTTTCCATTTCACAACCAGATGGAGCGCGAACCTCTATGCCTACAAGTTCGCCGTTTTCCGATTGCGACGGCTTCAATCTACAAATTGTTTTTTCTTCCCCATTCCGATTTATAGCCATAAGACGAATTTCACCTGGACAACACTCGCTTTCTTGGAGCCAAATACCTACAGGGTCATAGGCGGCCTGCTCGCGTTTGCCAATATGCAATCTAATTGGTTTTGCCATTTTTCCTTTCCTTGAAAAAATTAACTGCTGCCCCGCAATGCAGTCCCGTTCCGGGCCTCTCCCCACGGTTCATATGTGGGAACTCACATTTCGCCGATAAAGGGGAGACGCCCAGAATAACATTGCGGGGCGGATTTTATGTTTTTCAGATAAGTAGAAAATCACAAAGCGTTCATGGCCCAAGGTGGCGAGGACGATTGCGTACGGGCGGATAATAGTTAAAATTCCAATCCTCTTTATCGCCCACAGTTACCCAGCCATAGCCGCCACAGCCATGACATATCTCCTGACATGCGCCAGCGTCGCGGGGCACGCCGCCCTTAGTTCCCTCTCCATTACACAATAGACATTTTTCTGCGTGTGCCATAAGTCGTCTCCTAAAATTTCCAGACTAAAGCGCTGTCCATCATCCGCTGTCACACAGTTGTCACCAACGAATTTTTTAATTTCTAATTTCATCATGGAAGGATCTTCATCGGTAAGTTGGTAGTACTTCTTATCCCCCCAGATTTTCCGCGTCGCTGATAACCTGCCGCAATTCCGCGCATAACCACATCTCCGGCGCACCATCTTCATATTCATACTGCATACTCAATAACCCCAAAGCCCGCCGGCAAACTTCAAGCAAATCCTGATTATGCCGTAGAAGGAGGTCTTTGTTTTTGACTGTCGCTTAAATCTGGTTTGTCTTTTTTGTGTTCATGCCCTTTATTAAAACCTATAAAACCAAACAATAAGGGCAAAACAGAACCCAAACCCAAATTCTTAATAAAATTACGGCGATTCATCGTCTATCCTTTCCGGCTAACTTGATATAAGTCTTGCGCTATGAAAATGCCAACCTATTTTGCCACAATTGTCACATTTTGGCAGGATCACACCCTCGCGAATATCCAGCAGGCAACCGCAATTTGCACACGATAATTGAATCATTGTTGGACCGTGATCGCCTGGCACGCGTATTTTGGCCGGCATAGTATAGGGGCGAAAATTACGATCATGGATAATACGATCTGATAACGGTTTCTTAGTTTCGTGCCCCGTCGCCTTTTTGCTATTATGCAAAACTAGCGATAGCAACCCCGTGCTCAAAAAAGCGCCAAAGCCTAATAATTTATTAAAGAAACCGCGACGATTCATGGTTTATCCTTTCTGCTATCCGCCACCTCCTTTTGATCCAAATGCCAGAACAAATGCTTTTCGATAACATCGGCTAAATGCAAATCTTCATCCCAATCATTGTCGCCAAATTCGTGGCATATATTACGCAAGGTAGCAATAGTAGCTTCGCGCTCAACAATCCACTTTTCGTCTTTTCGTTCAGGGTCATCGACATAACCTAATTCTTGATAACAAAGCAATAAGATGCGAAACCATGCCGCGCGGCTACCCTGCTTGTATGCTTTTTCGGGATTTGTAAAGGTGTCCATGTCCATAGCCTGTCCTTTCCTTGTAAAATAATTAGGCGTTAACAAACCTAGTAAATTTTAATTCCAACAATTCTTGGCCCGGAACGTGCTTGCAATCACTATCTTTACACAATAGTATATCGGCACCCTCATAGTGCCATTGGTCCTCAGCCATCCGCTGTTTCGCACATTCAACCAAATCTATACGAGCGCTTTCCATAAGAGTCGGGTCTAAGAAAACTTTTTGTATTTGCTTTTTCGCCAATTATGGTCTATCCTTTCCTTTTATCCAAAAATGCCTGAATCTCCTCGTTGACAGGCCGACCTGCTATGCCGTCCCCGTGACCGTCCATATAAGCGCTGGCCTTAACCTCGTCTAAAATCGCTACAGCATCCTCGTTGGACATAGACTCCTCCGGCGGCGGCGGCGGCTCATCCTTCT